ACACTGGCGGCGACGGGCACGCCAACGATGCCGCACGACACCTCCTGCACCGCATGGCGAAGATCCAGTACGTCCCCGTCCTACAACGCTTGACCAGCGACGGCCAAGGAGACCCACGATGACGACCGAGATTGTAGTAAAAGAGCGGCATGGTGACGCCCTGATCTACGTAACCTTGCCTGGCTACACCCCCGGCGCTGTGGCGTTGATGCGGTGTGGAGCGAGCGACGAGGTGTGGCAGGCTGTCATCAACAAGTTGCAAGAGCCTTGATGCACAACCTCACGCTCACCGACGACGGGCAGTTCTGTCTGTCAACGTCGCCTCGCTACCGGGACATGGCCGCACAGGTCCCCGGTCTGCGCTACCACAAGCCGACCGAGACGTGGCGCGGTCCTGCCCGCCTGTCGATGGCACACGCCCTGCGTGGCATCTTCGGTGACGCCTTGCATGTCTCCGACGAGGCGTTCGCTGCGGTCGCAGCGCAGGCCGAAGAGCACACGAGAGTCCAGTTCATCAAGGACAACCCTGGCACCGTGGACGAGACAGAGGCGTCGGTCGGTGCTCGCCCCGCACAGCGTGACGCTGCCTACCTCGCATCCTTCCGTGGCGGGTTCTTGATCGGGGACGAGAAGGGGTACGGCAAGTCTGTTGAGGCAGCAGTCGCCCTCAACGTGGCCGACATGCATTCGCTCGGTGCGTACCCGGCGTACATCGTCTGCACCAATTCCATGAAGTACACCTGGCGGGACGAGATCGAGAAGTGGTGCGGCGTCAAGGTGGCGGTCATGGGCCGCACTCCTACGGAGCGTAAGGCAGCCATCGCCCAGGTCGCCTCAGGCGAGGCGCAGGTCCTCGTAGCCTCGTGGCAGCAGGCCCGTCTGCACTCGCGCCTCGCCCCGTACGGTGCGTTCGCCCGCACCGAAGCCGAGAAGCAGGACAAGGAACTCAACTCCATCCCGTTCAAGACGGTGATCGCTGACGAGGCGCACGCCCTCAAGAACCCGAAGTCCAAGCAGACCCTCGCCGTCAAGGCCGTGGCGCACGCACCTGCTTGCGTCAACCGATGGGCACTCACCGCCACTCCGGTCGCTGGGAGCACGGCAGACCTATGGTCGGTGCTGAACTTCTGCCGACCCGACGACTTCCCGTCCCGCTCCAAGTTCATCGACCGCTACGTGCTGATTCACGAGAACCACTGGGGCGGGCGAGAGGATCTTGGCCTGAACCCTGCGACCGAGGCTGAGTTTCGGCGCATCTTCGATCCGTGCTACATCCGTCGCCCACTAGACCTGGACGTGAAGATGCTCCCGGTTCAGTACCGATTCGTGGAGATGGAGGGCAAGCAGCGGTCGGTCTACAAGCAGATCGAGAAGGACTCCATCGCCAACATAGACGACAGGTTCCTCATCGCCGCAGGCCCGCTCGTTCTCAACACGCGCCTTCAGCAGCTAGCGCAAGCGACCCCCGTGCTAGACGAGGAAGGGTCCGTCGTGGAGTTCACGTTGCCGTCGTGCAAGTACGACGTGTTGTGCGACGTGCTGGACGAGATGGGCGGCGAGCCTCTTGTCGTGTTCTCTGAGTCCCGTAAGCTGATCGACCTGTGCGCTCGGGAACTGACGACGGGCCGTAGTCCACGCTTCACCCCCGAGCGGGTCGGGCTGATCCACGGAGGGGTGAACGCCGAGGAACGTCATCGCTGGATCACCGAGTTCCAGGCAGGCAACCTTCCGGTCATCCTCTGCACTCTGGGTGCAGGCTCCGAAGGCATCACGCTCACCCGTGCCCACACGATGCTGTTCCTGAACCGCAGTTACCGGCACACGACCAACAACCAGGCCGAGGGCCGCTTGCTGCGCCACGGCCAGACGGACAACGTGCAGATCATCGACGCCATCACGCTTGACAGCGAGGAACTGAGGGTGCATGATGCCTACAGCCGCAAGGACGACCGCCTTCAGCAGATCGTCCTAGACCCCGACCATCAGACCCGAGAGGTGCCTACCCCATGAAGTACGGAACGATTACTGCCGACCCGCCGTGGCCCTACGACATGACCCGCAGCGGTTGGTCGCCCATGCAGAAGCCCCTCGATGGGCCGGGAAAACTCCATAAGACGGATGGAACTAAGTCGTTGGGTGTCCATGACCTCACCTACCCGATCATGGAGATTCCCGAGATTTGCGCCTTGCCGGTGTCGGATTGGGCGGAACCGAACGCACATCTGTGGCTCTGGACGACCAACGCCTTCATGCGTGAGGCGTACCAAGTGGTCGATGCGTGGGGATTCACGCCCAAGACGATCCTCACCTGGGGCAAGGTCAAGAAGGACGATCCAACGTCCCCGTCCATGAAGGTCGGCCGCTACCTGCGAGGGGCCACGGAGCACGCCATCTTGGCGGTGCGAGGCAGGACCCCCAAGCCTGCCAAGGCGGTTCCGACGCTGCTGCTCACCCCTCGAATCCAGCGCCACTCGCAGAAGCCTGACGAGTTCTACGACGTGGTAGAGTCCGTGTCCCCCGGCCCATACCTTGAGATGTTTTCACGCAAGTCGCACGACGGGTGGGACGCTTGGGGCAATCAGACTGGAACGCTGGACGAGACGCCTGTTGAGACCGCTCCTGTTGCTGAAATGAGCATCCACGACCTTTGGCTGGCGCAGCGTGTCTAGGCCACAGAAGCCGATTGACCACGGCACCAAGAACGGCTACGCTGCACACAAGCGCCGCCCCACCGACGACCCTGAGCACGAGGCGTGCGCTTCGTGCAAGCAGGCATGGACCCTCTACTACGCAGATCGGAGACAAGCATGAAGGTTCGACACCAGGAACGCAATCGTGAGTGTACCACCGAGGTGTACCCTGTCATTGACGAGAACGAGGGCACCATCTACTACCTCCGTCAGTACATGGGCCAGGGCCGTGGAGGGCCGAACGAGCCGTCGATCACCTCCAAGTGGACGGCACAAGAATTGCGAGACTTCGCCGTGGAGATCATCGGCCTGATTGCAAAGGACGTTCGATCGTGAAGCGCATCATCCGGTTCAGCGAGGTCCGCAACTTCCAGGACTGCAAGCGGTCGTGGAGGAACGGCTATCAACTCAGACTGATGAAGCCCGAGTTCGACGGTGACACCAAGCCGTCCAAGGCCGACATCGGGACTTACGTCCACAAGGACCTTGAGCAGTTCTACAACGGTGCCACGTCCCGGCCTGGCGAGTTCCACGCCACCGTCGCCGTGCCCGAGTCCGCCGAGCACCAGAAGGAGTGGGACGCCGCCTACCGCATGGCCGCGGTCATGCTTGAGGGCTACGACGAGTGGCTGGACGTGGAAGGCCACGACGCTGGCGAGACCACCATCGCCACCGAGTTGGAACTTGAGGTGCCCTTCGGGACTCATCAGGGCGACGAGGTGGTGTTGCAGGTCCACATCGACCGTGTGCTGACCGACTCGTTCGATCGGCTCATCATCGAGGACACCAAGACGGTTGACACGCTGGCGAAGGACTCCACGTTCCAGATCGAGTCGCAGCTTCTCACCTACGCCCTTGCGTGGAACACGCTGCACCCCGAGCAGCCGGTTTCCGAGTGCCGCCACAACATGCTGCGACGTGTGCTGCGTACGGCCCGTGCCACGCCCCCGTTCTACGGGCGGGTGCCGATGACCCCCTCGGCCACGCAGTTGGAGAACCACAAGGTCCATCTGTGGTCGCTGCTGTGCGACGTGGTAGGGTCATATCAGGAACTCGAAAAAGGCGGCGACCACCACGCCATCGCACCCCCGCACCCGACCAAGGACTGCTCTTGGAAGTGCCCGTTCCTGCCGATCTGCGGTTCCTATGACGACGGGTCTGACGTTGTTGGAATGCGAGGCGCGCTGTACATCCGACGAGGTGACGCCAAGTGAGCCGCTACGACGAGTTTCTAGAGATGCAGGCGCAGGAGACCAATGACTGCATCTTGTGGCCGTACGCCAAGAACGGGGCCGGGTACGGTATGATCTTCCGAAGTGGGAGGAAGCCGCTGACCCACCGACTTTCCTGTGCGATGGCATATGGAGAACCCCCGACACCCAAGCACGAAGCGGCGCATAGTTGTCACACACCCGCCTGCCTGAATCCCCGCCATCTGCGTTGGGCTACTCGCTCAGAGAACCAGATGGACCGAGCGAAGGACGGTACTAGCAATCATGGCGAGCGCAGCGCCCACACGCACCTGACGGAGTTCGATGTTGCGGCCATCCGCCACTACGCATCCTGCGGAACCATGCAGAAGGTGCTGGCAGTGCACTACGGGGTGGCGCAGTCGTCTATTTCAGAGATCGTAAACTACAAGACGTGGAACAGCGTCAGGAGTGCAGCATGAACATCCGCAAACTCACCCTGCTTGTGCACGGGGAACCGGGGTCAGGCAAGTCCTGGCTTGCCAACTCTGCCCCCGGCCCGAGACTTCTCTTCGACGCTGAAGGTCGAGCGCAGCACCTCAAGAAGATGCCTGAGCGCACGCCGCAGCGGCTCGTGTGGTGGAATCCCCGTGACCAGATCGCTGACGAGTCCGCTGATCCAGAGGTCACTACGGTCATCTCTGTCCGGACGTGGGCAGATGTTGAGATGGCGATGAAGTGGCTTCAGTCGGGCCAGCACCCCTTCCGCTCCGTGGGCGTAGACTCAATCACAGAGATCCAGCAGCGTCTCATTGACGATGCTGCGGGCGTGGACCAACTCAAACACGGGGATTGGGGTGACGTGCTCCGTCGTGGGGAGCGGTTCATCCGAGACCTCCGGGACCTCCGAGACCACCCAACAAACCCTGTCGTGTCCCTCGTCGTCATCGCAGGAACCGCCGAGAAGTCCGACAAGATGGGGCCGATGCTTCAAGGCCAGTTAGGTACCAAGGTCTCCCACCACTTCGATGTCGTAGGGTTCATGCAGAAGCGCAAGAACCCCGAGACCTCCGAGAAGGAGCGCATCCTCTGGATCGACTCCTACGTCGGGGGGATCATTGCGAAGGACGACACCGACGACCTCGTGCTACACTACGGTGACTTCATCGTGAACCCAAACATCTCCGAGATGTTGAATGTTCTCAATCCACAGACCAGCACCCCCACCAACACCGAAACCACAGAAGGAAGTAACTGATATGGCACAGACCACGATGGCCGACCTGCTCAAGCAGGCCGAAGAGGCAGGCATCAGTTCGTTCACCCCGTCCGAGGGTCCTGGCACCTTCGAGGTCGTGAACGCCAACGCCTCCAAGACGAAGAAGGGTGACCCGAAGTTCGGCATCCAGTGGGCGGTCAAGGGAGGACCCGAAGATGGCAAGAAGTTCTGGACGAACATCAACCTCATCGCTTCCAAGAACGATGGCACCCCCAACTCGATGGGCCTCGCTATGTCGTTCAAGGATCTCGCCACACTCGGCGCTGATGCCTCCGTGGTGGCCGGTTGGGACCCCGACGCGGCCAACGCCTCCGAGCAGGTTGCCGACGCCGTGGTTGGTGCTGTTGTGACCGCCGACATCTCCGTGCGGGAGTCGGGCGGGTACACCAACATCGACCTCAAGAAGATGAAGCGGGTTCCCGGTGCGGCAGCACCGGCCCCCGCCCCGGCAGCGCCGCCTGCCGACGCAACGGGCACCGCCCCGCTGTTCTGACCCGAGGGGCGGGGCTTCGGCCCCGCCCTTCGCCGTTACCGCTAAACTAGGAGACCCGTGCACCACCTGATCGACGCAGCCGAACGAGGTACCCCCGCTTTCTACAAGGCCAACCTGCCGGTTCCGTTCGTGCTGGCCGAGGCTGGGCACGAAGGCATCGCACGGGGCAAGGGGCTGGCGTACCAGTGTCCCCTTCACGACGACTCGGACCCCTCGTTCGACACATGGATCGAACCCGATGGGACGTGGCGATGGAACTGCCCACCCTGCGGAAAGGGCGGTGACGTGGTAGACCTCATCGCTGAGTTGGAGGGGGTCAAGTTCGGACAGGCGATGGTGTGCGCCAGCGGGTACTACGACAAGATGCCGCAAGGCTGGGCGCCCCCCGTGACTAGCGGGCTGGGGGCTGGCTCCGAGTGGGACGAGGCGTCCGAGCGGGCGTTCGTCACCTCGGCGCAGCTTGCGGACTCGGCTCCCTTGTGGGACTTCTGTTCCGCTAAGGGACTGGACATCGACCCACAAGAACTGCGGGATGAATGGGATCTCGGGTGCCTTGGCTCCGAGATCGTCATTCCCTACAAGTCTCGGGCCGGTGCGCTCGTTGCGTGGAAGCACCGCTCGGCTTCCTCCCCCGCCATCGCCGCCCGTGGGTCTCGCCTCAAGGGCGTGCTGTACGGCGAGTGGCGTGACCGTGGCGACCTGCCCGTGCTGCTGTGCGAGGGCGAGTCGGACGTGTGGCACGCATGGTCGCAGGTCGGCACGGAGTTCTCCGTCATGGGCCTGCCCGGTGCGGGCGCACAGCCGACCAAGGACTTCGACTGGCTGGCTGGTCGCAAGGTCTTGTTGGCGTTGGACGGGGACAAGGCGGGGGAGCAGGGCGTGGGCCGTTGGGCACCGTACCTGCTCGGCCTCGGATGCTCGGTGGAGTTCGTGCCGGTCCCTGACGGGCAGGACCTCCGTTCGATGGGCGACGTGACCGCCCTGGTCCGTACCACCCGCAACCTCAAGCCCGCACCGGAGACGATCCGTGTGCTTGGGGACATCTACGTCCGCCCCGGCAAGGACACGAACACGATGCTGTCCAACTGGCGGCTCGAAGCCGAGCGCGAACTTGTCTCGCCGGAAGGCGGTACGGCGTACGTCGGGACCCTGGTGCCCACGGGACGTACGGTGGTCCTGGCGTCATCGGACCTGTCCACCAAGAACAAGATCGTGTCGTGGTGCTCGCGGTACGGAGTGGCCTGGTTGGGCGCTGACAGGGATGCTCAGGCGCTCCTAGCGATGCTTCAGTCCGAGGGTGCGTACCTGCCCACGGGCGAGATGGTGGACGTGGCTGGCCTGCACGGTGCCGCGTTCGTGTGGCCTGGCGGGCAGGCGGGCCGGTCCACGTTGGTCTACAACCCTCCGTCCTACGACGTGCATCTTGAGCAGCGGCTCCACCTTCCAGACGCCCCGCACACCGCTCTCCAAGTCGGCGTGCTGCGGGAACTGCACCGTCGTGATGTGATGGACCCCGTGCTCGGGTGGCTCGCCGCCGCCCCGCTCCGGTCCCTGCTGCCTTCGTTCCCGGTGTTGGCGGTGACCGGATCGTCAGGGTCGGGAAAGACGACCCTGCTCAACACGGTGCTGACCTCGTTCGCTGGCGCTGACATCTCCACCAACCTGACCTCCACGACCAAGCACGCCCTCGCCTCGTTCCTCGCCTGCACTAACGCCTTCCCGGTGTGGTTCGATGAGTACCGGCCCGGTGCCCGCAAGGACACACAGATGGCTCTTGAGCAACTGCTTCGGGACGCCTACACGGCGCAGATCTCGGCCAAGGGCGGGCTCGGGGAGCACTGGTCTGAGATCAACGCCATGCCTACCCACGCCCCAATCGTGGTGTCCGGCGAGGACACGTTCACCGAGACATCACACACGGAGCGGTTCATCAACCTCCCGCTCCCCTCCGAGGGCAAGAACCCTGACACGCTCAAGAGCGTGTCAGACTGGGGACCGACTGGCCTGCCGCTGGCGTACCTGACGTGGCTGTCGGGACAGTTGGCTCGCGGTCTCATCAACACCGAGGTGCGCCACATCGGGTCGTTGGACCTGCCTGGGCGTCAGCGTGCCAACCTCGGCACGATCGCGTGGGGTTGGGCGCTGCTGGACCAGTTCGTGCAGGAACAGGGTGCGCCGTCCCTCGGGGCGCAGGACCTCTCCTTGGTGATCGAAGCTGGCGAAGAGGCGTCCCACCACAACCCGATTCGTGACGCAGTCCTGTGGGCGCTGGATGAGTTTGACTGTTCCGGGTTCGTGGCGGCGGGAGCAGCGGACAACATGGTGTACGTGCGGGTGACTTCGTTCGTGACCTACATCGAGCGGTCGGGGGCGTTCGCGCTGCCTGGCCGTGCGGCTGCGGTGGAGCGGTACATGAAGGACCGCTTCAAGGCTGTGCCCGCCCGGTACAACTTCTATGGGCGTGACGTGGCCTGTCTGGCTTTTGACCGACATCTGCTAGACTGATGCAATGCCTTACGTCACCCCTCCCGGACCATCTCGCCGCCCTACCAACAAGGTTGCTGCCGGTGCGCTCGCTGGTGCCATCGTCACTGTCGGCACCTGGCTCACCCCGGCTGACGAGCCTTCCGCCGTCATCGCCGCCCTTGTTGTCATCGTGACGTTCTTCGTCTCGTACTTCGTCAAGGACTGATGTTGCGTGGCGATCTGCCCCTTCGCTGTACAGCGACTTCTCCCTGAAAGTTCTACCCAGCCCCGCATCAAGCCCCGTGTGTTCATCATGCACTCGGCAGCGGGCCGCGGTTCGCTCTACAACTTCTTCCTGAACTCGTCCAGTCTTGAGTCCCACTTCTGGATTGCGAGCGACGGAACGATCGAGCAGTACATCGACACTGAGGTCCGGGCAGACGCTAACCTGAAGGCCAACTCGTTCGCCATCTCTGTCGAGACTGAGAGTTCACCCGCCGCTACCGAACCTTGGACGGAAGCGCAGGCAATTTCTCTCGTCCGACTTGGAGACTGGGCAGCTACCACCCACGGCATCCCACGGAAGCAGGTGGAGGCGTGGGACGGGTCCGGGTTCGGCTGGCACATCATGTTCGGTGCGCCTGGTCCGTGGACCCCGGTGGCAAAGTCGTGCCCCGGCCCTGCTCGCATTGAGCAAGCCAAGAACGTCATCATCCCATCCATCAGAGAAGCAGGTCGGGTCCTCCCGTCCGCAGAAGAAGGACTCATCATGGACAAGGAAGTCACCGCAGCGTTCGCTGCTGTCAACGCCAAGCTCGACCGGATCATCGCATCCGAGCGGACCAACACGGCCCGCACCCTTGAAAACACCCGAGGTCTGCGGAAGATCCTCGCCAAGTTCGGGCTTTCCCGCAAGCCGGGATGATCATGGGAGTGGTGTTGAACGACCTGTGGGCGCAGTTCGTTTCCATCGCAACAACGGTGATCTTGGTCGCCACCCTGTCCAAGCTGTCATTCGTTCGGGCGTTCTTCCATCGCAACGTCTCTGAGCCATTTCGTTCGTGGCTTCACATGACTCTCGAGCCGACCAACGAGCGCATCGACGGCGTGAACAGTCGGCTGTACGAACTCGCCAAGCATCTCGACTACGAGTTCTCTGCCAATGGCGGCGGCTCCCTTCGTGATCGTGTGAACGAGGCTGTCCAAGCCTCGGGCGGACCTCCCGACCCTCTGAAGGCCCCTAGACGCGATCAGGACCGGGACGAGTAGCGTCACCTACTACACTTCTTCCAGACCAAAGAAGGGCGCACATGGCACGCACGCACATCTTCATTCCTGATACGCAATGCAAGCCAGGCGTGCCGATGGACCACCTCGGGTGGGCTGGTCGGTACATCTTGGAGCGTAAGCCCGACGTGGTAGTCCACGCAGGCGACCACTGGGATATGGAGTCCCTGTCGTCGTGGGATCGTGGCAAGTTCCAGTTTGAGGGTCGCCGCTACAAGGCCGACGTACAAGCTGGCAACACCGGACTACGCATGATTGACGAGCCGGTCAAGGACGCCAACCGGAAGCGCAAGGTACCGTACAACCCCGACTGGTACCTGCTCGGCGGGAACCACGAGGACCGCATCCGCAGGTTCCTTGAGACCAATCCTGAGTTCATCGGGATGGTCGGTGACGATCTAGACACCCGTGATTGGACGGTCATCCCGTTCCTGACGCCGCTTGAGGTGGACGGGATCTCGTACTGCCACTACTGGCCCAACCCGATGACCGGCAAGCCCTACGGTGGGCAGGCTCTCACCCGTCTTAAGACCTTGGGTCACACCTATGTGCAGGGCCATCAGCAGGTCTATGAATCGTGCATCCGGTTCGTGAAGGGCCATGCGCAGCGAGGCGTGATTGCCGGTGCGTTCTACCTGCACGACGAGGACTACAAGGGCGTGCAGGGCAACGCTCACTGGCGTGGGCTGCTCGTGTTCCATGAGGTGAACGACGGAGCCTTCGACATCATGGAGGTGTCGATGGACTACCTCTGCCGCAGGTACGAGGGCGTGCCGCTGCGCGAGTTCTTGAACGACAAGTACCCCGACCAGACAGGAACGCTGTGGAACTGACCATCAAGCCGATGATCTACGTCGCCGGTCCGATCACGAAGGACCCGTTCGGGTGCGTGCGCAAGGCCACACCCGTGTTCCATGCCCTGCGGGAGGCAGGCTGGGTCCCGTTCCTGCCTCAG